TCTATTATATATGATGCGCTTTATAGTTTAGATAGTGATACGGTAGACATCGAATCGATAATCATTAAAACGGTTTGTGAAAAATTGCATCTATATATTCAGCAAATAAAACCCGAAAATCGTGTATTTATTGCGTTTGATGGAGTTGCTCCAGTAGCCAAACTAAACCAGCAAAGAACACGTCGTTTTCGTTCAACGTTTATTAACGAAGTTCATGATGAAATTCACAATCGCCAATCTAAAAAATGGAATAGTTCGGCAATTACACCCGGAACCAATTTCATGGATAAATTGGGTAAAGACATTTCAAAATATTTTCAAAATAGTAAGAAATTTAATGTAAAAGAAATTATTGTTTCAGCAAGCAATGAACCAGGTGAAGGAGAGCATAAATTATTTGATTATATAAGAACAAATATAGTAACCCATCAAAATCAAAATACGATTATATATGGATTAGACGCCGATTTAATTATGTTATCTATTAATCATCTACCTATATGCAGTAACCTTTATTTGTTTCGTGAGACCCCAGAATTTATTAAGCAGATTGATAATTCATTAGATGCTAACAAATTGTATATGATTGATATACCGTTGTTAGCAAATGAGATTGTATTAGAAATGAATAATTATCAAGAAGTAAATGAAGAATATAAAAAAAATAAAATTTATGATTATATTTTCCTATGTTTCTTCTTAGGAAATGATTTTATGCCTCACTTTCCGGCGTTAAATATTAGAACCAATGGTATTAATATCATATTGGATGTATACGCAAAATTATTTACAGGAACGGATGAGAACTTAACAAATGGTAAGGTAATTTACTGGAAAAATGTGAAAAAGTTTGTAAAAATGTTAGCAGATGGAGAAAAAGAATATTTATTAAATGAGTATAAGATTCGTGACAAGTTAGAGAGACGTAATTATCCTTCTTCAACTCCTGAAGAAAAGGAAATGAAATTCAATTCATTGCCAACAAAGCACCGAACGATAGAAAAATATATCGATCCTTCAACTGATGGTTGGCAAATGCGTTATTACGACAAGTTATTTGATGTTGAATGGAATGATAAAAGAAAAAGACAAATATGTCATAATTATATTGAAGCACTTGAATGGACAATGAAATATTATAGATATGGATGTGTAGATTGGCGATGGAAATATGATTATAATTATGCTCCATTGTTACAGGATTTATATGAGTGTATTCCTTTTTTTGAAGAGAATTTTTTTGAAAAAGAAGCAATTACAAAACCGGTAGCTCCATTGGTTCAATTAAGTTATGTATTACCGAGAAATTGTCTTTATATGTTGCCAAATAAAATAAAAGATAAACTGTTGGAAGAGTATGACCATTGTTATACGTTTGACGTAGAATTTGACTGGGCATTTTGTAAATATTTCTGGGAATGTCATATGCATTTACCTGAAATAGATATATCCGAATTAGAAAGAATAGTATTATAGAATAGTATTATAATTAACCATCGTATGTATGAATGGGCAAAATATCTTATTTCCTAAGATTGATTTAAATTACTAACTTTCTAATTGTTGCAACAATAATAATTAACGGTTATATTAACAGTTATATTAATCTCTTAACTCAGTCTCTTAACTCGGAGTCTTATAATCTAAAATTGAACCTTTTTCGGTCAACATACTCTCTTTCATCAAAAAGTTAGTACAATGCCTTGCTCATATTGCCGTAGTAGAAGTCACAACATCAATGGGTGTGTTAAACACTCAATTGACCGCCTTGATTCCATTCTTAACTTGGGTAAAGACCCAGTCATCAAGAGTGGAAGAAACGCAGAATGGTTTAAGGACCAAAATGGTAAGTCCCCTATGGATGATGGTTACGAAGTAGTAAAAGAAATCAAGTTCTATAATTACAGAAACACATCCAATACCCCAAGTGCTATGAATGACTTCGTCAAGTTTTATTTTGAGAATTATAATTCGGACAAAAAAATATCTAAAATAAAAAACGCTATCAGATTTGCAGCACTAAAAAAACAATTTATTAAAGAAAACAACACAACAAATACATTAAAAGATAGCTTCGTATCATATCACGGATATAAAGTATCATATGATAATTCAAGTAGCAGGTTTAAAGTGGAAGTTTTAACGGACACCGAAATTACAAATAAATTTGCGTTAGATGCTGAATGTGAGAAAAATTTACGTAGCAATGTCAAAGAAGTGTTTCAAAATAAAAACCCTGTATATCATAATCTAATTCAAAAATACCAAACGCTTATTAATTCTATTAACGACCTGGATGGTGAACAAACAATAGTAGCTAAACACACAGATTTTGTTGATTACTTAAACAGCAATATAGACCCTAATAATAGTTTTATTAAAACATTTTATGGATTTCGTCCAGAATTAGAACGGTCTATTCAAGAAGCAAAAGTTCGCGCTGAACAACAAGCAAGAGAACGACAAATTGAACAAGAACGTATTCGTCAAGAGAGACGCGCTGCGCGTGAAGAACAATACGAAATAGAAAGACGCCTTCACAGAGAACGTCAAAATCAACGTATGGAAGAACTTCGCGCTCGTGAAGCAGAAGTATATCGTAAATTGGAAGAGAAGAAGCAAAACCTAATCTTTAAAGAGAAAGCTATTGAAGCAACTGAATGTCCAATATGCATGGAAGAATTGGGAGGCACGAATAAGGTAATATTGCGATGCGGTCATCAGTTTTGTGGTGACTGTTTGTTTACCCATCTTCAGAAAGAGAAGGGTTCAGATTGCCCTTGTTGTCGTGCGGAGTATGTAGTAAGACCATTGGGGTGGTTACCTCCTAGAGTAGCAAGAACAGTTTAAGTAATTAGTAAGTAATTTGTAATGTATTTAATTAAACCCTTTTTTATTGGGTCATAAACAAAATATGTAAAATAGTATAAAAATAATGTAAATTAAGTTTTTAAATATTTTATGGTTGATAGAATATAAAAATAATTATTAAATTATATTAATGGAAAATAATAATGAAATATGTTCTATATGTCATGAAAACTTAAATGATGAATTATATACTTTACCCGAATGTAATCATATATTTCATACCAATTGTATAATTACATGGTTTAGAACATCCGCAAGTATAAATAAATGTCCTTTATGTAATGAATCTGGTATTAATACTATAAAAGATGTTGAAAATTCACGATGGTTTGATAGAAAACTTGCTATGGCAAACTATCACAAAATGAGAATATTTTCAAGAAGAGAAAATGCCCCGAAAGAATTAAAAAAGAAAGTAGAACAATTAAAAAAAATGGAAGAGTACTTAAAAAATTTTAAAGAAGAATATAAAGAATTTAAAAATAAAATCCATACCAATTTTACTGCGAAACAAATAATTACAAAAAGTCGTAATTATAGTTTAAAAAGTTGGAGATTAACTAATAAAATAAGAACACAAAAAGAGTTAATAGGTTTTAGTCAAAATATAGTGAATATAATAATCCCTGTAAAACAAGAAATATAATCTAAATAATATTTATAATAAGTATGTATAAATATTATTCCGAAATAATATACGGAGGCGTAGATGGTTTAATAACCACATTTGCTATTATAGCAGGTTCATTGGGAGGAAATTTATCAAAAAACGTTATTATAATCTTAGGGTTGGCTTCTATTTTAGCAGATGGATTTAGTATGGGTATATCAAGTTATTTGGCAGAAAAAGCGAGACAAAAAGGACAAAATGCGTTACTTGTTGGATTAATCACATTTTTATCCTTTATTTCAATAGGTATTTTCCCATTAATACCTTTTTTCTTTCAATTTAATAATCCTTTCGCAATATCATCCTATATATTAGGATTTTTACTATTTATATTAGGTTACATGAAAGGTAAAATAATGGATGGAGTAGAAACATTTTTAATAGGAGGTATAGCCGCAATAATTGCTTATTATTCGGCAAAAGCAATTGCTAACTATGAAACAAAATTCAATAATAAGGAAGGCGGTGACAAGGATGAAGATGCTGATGAAACAGAAAATATGATAGAACAAATATCTATTTAATTTTTTTCTAGATGTTCTTTCCAAGACTTCTTTGTTCCGCCATCATAAGAAAACGCATAATCATTTTGAATTAACCATTGATTAACACTACATTCCTCACCAATACACATAATTTCAGTAAGTAATCTTCCATACTTATCAAAATCACCACATTTTAATATTACAACTTTATTTAAAATTTTTTCTCTTAGATAATCTCTAACTTTATAACCATATTCCTTTTCTTCTTTACACCTTGTTCTTATTTCAGGAGTATCAATACCAGTTAACCTACAATTCCATTTATAAAATTTACCGTTTAATGGAAATACTACTTTGACAGTATCTCCGTCATAAACAGAAACTACTTTTGCTTCAATACTTTCACCTTCAAATGATAACATAGGTGCGTCATTAATATTATCCCAATTAGTATATCGTGTGTGAGATGTAGTTGATTGCATATTATATATTATAAATACAAAAAATGTTTAAGTTAATATTTAATATTATATTGATTATTATATTGATTATATACACTATTAATTTAAAATAGTTCACATCTACAAGTAGGACATAAGTTGCCATTACGACCAAATATAATGTTATTAGCAAAGCATGTTATACACAAATCATGTTTACATTTTGGATGGACAATATTATCTTGTTCAATATCTTCGTGACATATTGAACACATATTATCATAATTGGGTTCATCGTTCATTTCGTTCATTTCGTTCATTTTGTTCGTTTGTAAATCATTTATTAACGAATCGCATTTCTTTATACAATTATTTAATTGCAATACATCTTCAGTGGTATCCATTTTTGTAAAAGTTTTTAAATTATTATCTAGACATTGTTCTCTAAAAGACCTACCCATATTTTTTATTTCAATTGTTTTAATAAATGATTTTTTATTGCACATATAATCAGGCAACTTACCAGTATTTATATAATCATTTATTTCATTTTGTAATGTAAAATCTTTTATACAATTATCTACATCGGTATAATCCATTTCTTCTTGGTAATTCATATTACTATATGTTTTAATATGAATTTATAAAACTAATAATTTTGTTTCAATTTTAACGTATAGGTAATACGTTATATCTTTTCATTGTAGTAGAATTCTAATTTTTCATAAAGGTTAATAGGAACTTTTTGATATAATTTAAAATCTTCTTTCATAGATGTGCTGTAAGAGTTTACAATACCTGATGTAATAACATCTGGACCATCATTAGTGATAAAGTATTTTAACTTATTAGAAGGTCTTACGATAGCAATATGACCATTTGTATAATGTGTTTGTTTAATTCCAACTAAAACTAAATGACCTTTATTTGCCAACCTTACTGCTTCGTAGTATAAATCGGGTATATTTTGTTCTATTTTAAACCATCCATGTTTGGTTGCATCGTCAGTATTTAACCATTGTATTTGTTTTGTAGCCAAATGATATTGGGAATATTCTGGTGGACTAGGAATAACAATATTTAATTTTTTGCAAATATAAGAAACAAAACAGGAACAATGTGATGTTTTTACCTTTGTTTTTTTTGAATGAGTTGCGTCACCGTTAGAACACCAAACATTATAGGTTGGAACAAATTTTGTATCAAGGTTTATTTCTGCTAAAACCTTATCTAATGTGGTAAATTTGGTAGAAGGATAAAAAATGAATATAAGTATAATCATAATTAAAAAAATAAGTTTAAACAACATATTATATATATATATAATTATAATGGGTGAAGAAATTACTTTAGAGAAAAAAGAGTTCCTGGAAATGTTAAAATTAAACCAGAGCACAATTGTATTTAAACTTGGCGCTGAATGGTGTGGACCATGTAAGAAGATAGAACCTGTAATAAATGAATATTTTGACAA